AACAGACGCAAAGGTAACCAATATAGCTACAGGTGCAACAGGCACAAGTGCTACCAGTGACGGACAAGCTAGTACTGCTCATCCACAAAGACTTTTAGGACTTAGTCTTGCTGCGGGAAGTGATGCAGCTACTGCAATTGTATATAATGCTAATGCAGCATCAGGTACAGTAGTAGCAAGATTATCGGCTTTAACAGGTACAAGTGCTTCATTTACTGCCCCACATAGTGGTGTAAAAGTAGACACAAATTTATTTGTTGCGGTAACAGGTACTGCTTCGAATGCTTTAGTTTATTGGAATTAAAATGGTACAGGATATATCTAAATACGATTTAGAAATTACTGAATTAAAAAGTGAAATTAAAATACTTAGTGAACGTATATCTATAATTAAAGATAATCATTTAAAACATATTGAAGAAAAAATAAATACGATTAATAAAGTTATGTATACAATTGGCGTAATGGTTTTAGGTCAATTATTATTTGTTATTACACGTGCATTAATGTAAGGAGGATTTAAATGGCAACCTCGGGCACATATACCTGGAGTTTAGATACAGCCGAAGTTATACAAGAAGCGTATGAAAGAATAGGCGCAGACCCTGATAGTGGTTATGATTTAAAAACAGCAAGACGTTCTTTAAATTTACTGTTAACTAAATGGGCTAATGAAGGTGTACATTTATTTACATTAAATTTTACTAAAATTGGTATGACTAAGGATACAGATTATATTGAACTTGATTCAAATAAATATGCAGACGTTTTGGATGGGGTCATAAGAAATAATAACGATACAGATAAACCTGAAGATATTGCAATGGAACGTATTAGTCTTGATGACTATCTGGCTATTCCAAGTAAATGGACAAAGGGAAAACCTGTTCAATTTGCATTAGAGAGAAATGCATTATATGATTCAGCAGGTTTGACAAAACATAAAATGTATTTATGGCCTGTTCCTGATCAAACATATTATCAATATGTTGGTTGGACAATAGGTTATGCACAAGATGTAACTGCAATTTATAGTCAAAATCCAGAAATTCCAAAAAGATATTTGCCAGCATTAATAAGTGGTTTATCAGTAGAGCTTGCTGTAAAGAAAGCTCCAGAAAGATTAGCTGCATTATTACCATTATATGAAAGAGATTGGCAACTGGCAAGAGAAGAAGATAGAGAAAGAGTAAGTTTTATAGTACAGCCACAAGTCAGTCATCTATAGGTAAGTTAAATGGCTAGATACGCAAAAGGAAAACATGCGGTTCTAATCAGCGATCGTTCTGGTTGGAAAATAAAATATAAAGATGCTCGTACCGAATGGACGGGCGCACGAGTTTCTAAAGAGGAGTGGGAAGCTAAACAACCACAACTTGATCCCCAAAAATATTTACGTGCGGGCGGAGTAGGTGGTAACGTTTTATACGATCCACGTCCCGATAATGATTCAGTTCCTACAACTGTAAGACTTGGACCATTGTATAGTAAATGGTCTGGTCAAGCGGCGGCGAATATTGGACAACTGACTATCAATTTATTTGAAGATGCTGAAGGTTTCGAATTAACAACTTCTCGTGGAACTTTAACAATTAATATTATTGCTCCAGTTACTTCACCAGCAACATTGACTGCAAGTTTAGGTACGGTAGTTCTTAGTTTAACAGAAGTTCCAGATGGTATAGCAATGACTGCTGAAGGCCCTGGTACTGTAATAATTCCAGGAATTGAAGTTCCAGATGGAATGTATGTAACTGCTTCTCAAGGTACATTAATATTCTCAGCTACTGAAATACCAGATGGAATAGAGGCAACTTCTGCACAAGGAACAGTAAATGCGTATCCATTGATAACTGTTACTATTGATGCAACAAGCTTGACTATGACAGCACAACAAGGTACAATAGGAATAACTTCTCCAAGTTGGGGTATGTTTGCTTGGGGTGACGATACATGGGGCGAATAATATGGGATT